TTCATGACATTGAATGAGATCAGACGGGCGGAAAATATGGAATATGTCGAAGGGTTGGACGTTGTAAACGTGGGATTGGGAGCGGTGCTATACGATATTAACAAACATATTTATTACACACCGAATACTAACCAGGTAGGAGACGTAGACGCAGCAAAAGACGCAATAGACGCAAACAGTGAAAATCAAAACAATGTATTAGGAAATGTCGAGCAAAATTTAGAAGGCAATATAAAAGGCAACTTAGAAGGGCAAGAGTTTGCAGGAAATACGCTAGAAGGAAATGAAGAAAGCACCAATGAGAAGGCAGATGATTTACTTAATGATTTAGAAAAAGGGTTAGTAAGGAGGTGAGAAAATGCAAATACGAATTCAAGAAGACCAAGTAGAAATATCAGGATATGTGAACGCTATCGAGCGTGCTAGCCGCCCGCTAATGTCACGTATGGGGCGTTTCATCGAAAGGATATGTAAGGGAGCTTTTAAACGGGCTTTAGGAAGGAATGACAATGTAAGACTCCTTCTTAACCATGATAGAGACATAGGAGGGACTAAAGAAGGCACTTTAGAGCTTGAAGAAGACAATATTGGTCTTCATGCACGAGCAATTATAAAAGACCCCGAAGTTATACAAAAAGCAAGGAATGGAGATTTAGTGGGTTGGTCTTTTGGCTTCAGAGATAGGGATGTGGAGCAAAAGAGAGACGAAGACGGGCTACCCCTAAGGGAGGTCAAAGACTTAGACTTAGAAGAGGTATCAATTTTAGATCGAACTAAAAAGCCAGCCTATGAAGGTACACTAGTATCAGTCAGGGCGGAAGGAGAGTCAATCTTTTATGGCGAGGCGCTTACAGAGGACAACCCGACAACTCAAGAAGAACCCGTAACACAAGAAAAACTAGAAAAAGAAGAACAAAAAATTAATTATGCAAAATATGAAAATTTAATTAGAGAATTAAAAAATTAAAAATATAAGGAGGGCATTAAAATGTCAAAATTTTTAGAAGAAAAAAAGAATGACTTAATAACAAGAGCCGAAGAGGTTTTACAGAAAGCAAAAGGAGAGAAGAGAGAGTTGACAGACGCAGAGGCGCAAGAATTAGCAGAAATAAGAGATGACGTAAGGAGGATTAAAGAAACATTGAAACTAGATGACGATTTTAGAGATATGTTGGGCGCAGAAAAGAAACCAGACCCAGAGCCAAAGGCGGAAACAGAAGTAACAGTAAAGGAAGAAGAAGAAAGAGCTTGTAAAAAGCAAGAAGAGAGAGAGACAAGAGCTTTTGAAGAGTATATTAGAGGATATGTTTTAAATAAAAGGGATACAGACCCAGTTAATCTAACTATAGACGACAATGGAGCGGTAATTCCACAAACAATCGCAGATAGAATTATCAGGAAAGTATACGATATTTGCCCTATTTTGGATAGGTCTAGCAAATATAACATAAAAGGTACATTAACAATTCCTTATTACGATGAGTCAGAGTCAGCAATCAATGTAGGGTATCAACAGGAATTTGTGAAAATTACTTCTTCAGTGGGAGAGTTTAACAGCAATGTAACTTTGACAGGATATTTAGCGGGAGCGTTAGTAAAAGTGTCAAGATCATTAATTAACAATTCAAAGTTTAACATTGTTGATTTTATCGTTGATTTGATGGCAGAGCACATTGCAAGGTTTATCGAAGGAGAGCTTTTGAATGGTACTTCAGACAAAGTTACAGGACTTTCTACACTTACTAATTCAGTTACAGCAGCAGCGACAAACGCAATTACAGCAGATGAGATTATAAAATTACATGATTCTATCAAAGATAGATACCAGGGTAACGCAATATGGATCATGTCCACACAAACAAGGACAGCCTTAAGACTACTAAAAGACCAAATGGGACGTTACATGTTGCAAGACGATATTTCCTTACCATTTGGGACTTCTTTGTTAGGAAAACCGGTTTATGTATCGGACAATATGCCGGAGATAGCCGCAGGAAACGCCGTTATATACTATGGGGATTTTAAGGGATTAGCGACTAAATTTAGTGAAAATATCAATATCCAGGTATTAAGGGAAAAATATGCAGACGAGCATGCAGATGGTGTTATTGGTTGGTTTGAATTCGATTCAAAAGTTGAAGACAATCAAAAGCTTGCTAAATTAGTTATGGCAGCGGTGTAAGGGAGTGGAAAGCTATGGAATACAAGGCTTTGATTTCCTTTACCGGGCTAGTATCAATGGACAAGGGCGAGGTTCGGGAGATATCGGACCCGTCTATTGTCCAAGGATTATTAGACGCAGGCTATATAGAAGCAAACGTTATCAAAAAGAAAGCTATAAAGAAAAAGGGGGGTAAAAAGAAGTGAATATACAAATAACAAAACCTTTAACTCTTAGAGATGAAACAACGGGCGAGCTTGTCTCTTATAGATGTGGTGAAGTTGTAACCGCAGATGAGACTTTAGGTAATGAATTAATCACAGCCGGGCTAGCTACACTATACCAAGATGTTATACCATACGGCACTAAAAATATTAGCGCAAATGGGACATACGACGTCACAAAGTACGCAAGCACAACCGTGAATGTTGGTACTTTAACAGTAATATATGACGCTAACGGGGGCACAGGGACAGTCGCAGCCCAAACAGTAATAGCGGGTAATTCAATAGAATTAAGTGATGGGACAGGGCTTACAGCACCAGAGGGTAAAGAGTTTGCAGGTTGGGCAACAGAGGCAACAGCGGAAGAAGCGAATGTAACAAGCCCTTATACACCAACAGAAAATGTAACTTTACACGCAGTATGGACAGCAACAACACCAGAGGCAGGACCAGAAACACAAGAAGGGACTTAATACTCCTATAAGGAGGGGAACAAATGAACCAAATAACCGCAGTTAGTCAAATAACGGCGCAAGACCTAGCAGACTATATAAGGATTTATGAAGTAACACAAGATGATTTAAACACTCTCAATACATTATTAACAGTTGCAAAAAATTATGTGGTAAATTACACAGGGCAAACAATAGAATCAATGGACACATACCAAGACATAATTATAGTTATATTAATTTTAGTCCAGGATATGTGGGACAATAGGACATTGTACGTTGACAGCAACAATGTGAATATGGTTGTTGATTCTATTTTGGGCCTACATTCGGTGAATTTATTATGAGTAAAACTATTAACGCAGGTAAATATAACCGAAGGATCAGCATATACCAAACAACCGTTGTCAAAGACTCGCAAGGTTTCCAAAACAAGCAACGGACATTAGTATTACAACCGTATGCAGCAGTAAAGACGACTAGAGGGTTTACCCTAATTAAGAATGACACCGACTTTGAAAAGGCGTTTACTAATTTTACAATTCGTTACCCGCAAAACACCCAGATTAACAGGGATATGGAAATAGATTTTAGGGGGAAAACGTACACCATCCAATACCTAAATAACATAGATGAGGCAAATGTAGAGTTGGAGATTCAGGCAAAATTGGTAGATCATTGATAAGGAGGTTACCCATTAATGGCACGGTTCGAATTGCAACTTCCAACGGAAATTATGAAAGATATACAAAAGATATACGATAAGGCAGACGATATTTTGGGTGCAATGACCGACGCCGGGGCAGATGTTGTCATGCAAAACATAAAGAACAACGCCCCGCAAGGGATCAAAGACTCTCCAATGATGAAGAACCTTAAAAAGACAAAAGTATATAAGACTCCTAGCGATGGGGGTATAAATACCAAGGTGGGTTTTTATGGTTATTTTGTAAATAGAAATGGTGAGAGGATACCAGCCCCTTTAGTAGCAAATGTTTTTGAATATGGAAGAAGTACTTTACCATTTCCTAAACAGCCCTTTTTTAGGAGATCATTTAAAAAAGCACAAATTGAAAAAGCAATGTTGGATGCTCAAAAAAGAGCGAGTGGGGGGGTGCTAGATGAATGAATTAATAGAATCTATATTTGCTAATTTCACGGTGGATGGGGTGCAAATACCAGTATCTTATATGTTTTATGAGGGGCAT